CATCCGCGAATTTGGTCAGGAAAAGGTGGACGCAGCGTACAAAGCGATTGCTGATGGGATGCAGTCCCGCGACCCGGAAGTATTCGCCACGTATCAACGTGCAATGCAATCGATGGACCCTTTTGGTGACATCGTGCGGTGGCACCAGCAGAAGTCCATCTATCAGCAGATCGGTGCGGACCCGGAAGCGTGGTTTAACAAGCAGCTCGAGGAACGCATGGCAAAGGACCCGGCGTTTCAGGCCAAGGTGCTCGGCCAGGCTCAACAGCAAGTCCGCGGCACGCAAGGCGTGGCCCCGAACGTCGTCAAGCTTCCTCCCTCATTGAACAAGGTCGGATCGGCCACCAGCAGCACCGCAGCAAGCGGTGACGTGTCGGATCAAGACCTCTTCGAAGAAGTGACGAACGCGCGGCGATAGCCCGCTTCACATTGAAGGGATACCACGATGGCTCTTACCTCGAACCATCCGAATAACGAACTCATCAAGTTCCGCCGGGATGTCACGTTTGACTTCCTGCGGGCCAACCGTCTCGACCCGTATATGGGCTCCACGTCGTCTTCGCCCATCGTTCGCATGAACGATCTGGCGGCTGACGGCAAGGAAATCCGTGTTCCGCTCGTCAATCAGATGATCGGTGACGGCGTCGGCGCCGGAACGCTGCGCGGCAACGAAGAGCAGCTTGACAGCTACGGTATGCCCCTGTGGGCAGATTGGGCTCGTAACGCTGTTGCCAACAACCGCGCGGTGAACAAGGAATCGAGCTTCTCGGTTCGCTCCACGGCTCGTCAGGCGCTCCGCAACTGGTCCAAGCGCATCGTGCGTGACGATCTGGTGGACGCGCTGCTGTCGATCCCGACCGCGACCATTCAGGCGGGCCGGCTTAGTGCGCCGGGCAACCGGGTGAATGGCATCCGTTGGAAGGACGCTACGTCCGGCAACAAGGATAGCTGGATTCAGGCCAACTATGACCGCGTTCTGTTCGGCGCGGCTGTCGGCAACTATTCCACGTCGTTTGCCACTGCCATCGGCAACGTGGATAGCACCGCAGACAAGTTCACCAGCGTCGTCGGTGAACTGATGAAGGACTTGGCTCAGCAGACCGGCGTCGATCCCGCCAATCCGGGCGTTTACAACGGCCGGCCGAAGATTACGCCTTGGATGCTGCCGGAACTGGATGAGGAAAACTATCTCTGCCTCGTCGGCTCTCGCGCCTTCCGCGATTTGCAGAACGATACGGCTATGAAGGAAGCCAATCGGGACGCTCGCTCGCGGGAGAACAATCCGACCAAAAGCAACCCGATCTTCACTGGCGGGGCGTTGCTGAAGGACGGCATCCTTTACAAGGAAGTGCCGGAAATCACCCAGCGTCTGCTCTTGAAGTCTGCCGGTTCGGGCCCGGTTGATGTGGAGCCGGTATTCCTGCTTGGTCAGGCGGCGATGGCCTACGTCATGGGCCAGATGCCGCGCCCGACCCAGCTTGAGGATGGCGACTACGACTTCATCACCGGTATGGGCATCGAAGCGCAGTACGGCGTCGGCAAGATCGCCAAGGCTCCGCTCGCTGCGGGTGCTGCTGCTACGGTCGGCCAGTTGGTTGACTGGGGCATGGTGACTGCCTTCGTCGCCGCGCCCCCGAACACCTAACAACTCATAGAGCCGCCTCCGGGCGGCTTTCTCTTTCTCCTATCAGGAAGGAATAGCCGACATGGCTACTCGTCAGGACTACACCCAGCCGCAGGTTGGCGGTCAGGGCTTTGCCCGAACCAACAAGACGTTCGGTCGTCGCGTGAACATGGCTGCGACCGATCTTGTGACCGGCGCCGTCGTAAAGGCGTTCGTTGTGCCGAAAGGCTTTGTCGTTACCGGCATCATTGCCGTTGCGACTGACATGGATACAGGCACCGTCGCGCTCGCCTTGAGCGTTGGCGATTCCGGTTCCAGCACGCGCTACCTGTCATCGTCCACGATTGGACAGGCCGGCACTTCGACGCAGACGCTCGCTTCAACAGGGCTGCTCTACGAGAACACCGCAGACACGGAGATTCTCGTGACCGCGACAACCGGCTCCAACGTGGCGGCGGCGGGTACGCTCGATCTGTATCTCATCGGCTTCATGAAGTAGGAGGCGCGCCATATGCGACAAGCAATCGTTACCTACAACGCGGCCGAAGGCGAAAACCAGGTCGTGACCACGCGCGGCGTGACCTTCTTCGACGGCCACCCGCAAGAACTCAACACCAACGACCACGGCGCTTTGATCGCGAAGTGCCAAGGCAATCCGCATTTCGATGTGGAACTCGGTGAAGAGATCGTGGACGAGCCGAAGCGCAAGCCCGGCCGGCAGCCGAAGCCGAAGGAAGAAGTGGATCAGCCGGCCAATGCCGATACTGGCGAAGGTCAGGGCTAATCATGACCAAAACGAGCGCTAACATTATTGCTGATGCGCTCGATCTCTTGGGGCGCGGACCTGGCGTCGGTCAGGCCGTGCCCCCGGAAGATTTTGCGACGATGCAGGCGTTTATCGGGCCTCTGTATCGTCAGTTGTCGCGCAAGGGCGTTGTTACCATTGGCAACTATGAGGACCTGCCGGAGGAAATCTATATCCCGTTGACGTGGTTGCTCGCCAATGCCGCCGCTCCGAAATACGACATGCCACAGAGCGCGGAAGGCCAGCTTGAGCAAGAGCGGGAAATCCGTCGTATCATCGCTTCACAGCCGACCTATGAAGTGATGCAGGGCGAGTATTTCTGATGCCCCCCATCCCCATCAATCTTCCCAAATCCACCTTTCCGGGCAACCGGCCGCAGGAAGGGCGCGGAATTCTGGTGAATTGCTACGCGGAACCGGACGGAGAGGATGGTGACGTGCGGCATGTGCGGGACGCCGGGATATCGTCATTTGGCACGAACCTTGGCGGCGAATTTCGCGGGATGATCGCCATTCCTGGATCGCTCTATGCGGTAGTCGGAACGAAGGTTTATCAGTACCCGGCGTTTGGTGGTGCTGGCACAGTTTTGACCGGATCGATCCCGGGCGAGGGGCCGGTCTACCTCGCGCGAAACAATGCTGAAATTCCTGATGTTGTCGCGGTAGCGCCTGGCAACGGCGCGTTCGTCATCACGTCGAGCGGCGTTCAATCATATCCCGACACGGATGTCGGCCAGCCAAATTCGGTCTGCATTTTCAATCAGTTTTTCTTTTTCTCGTATGGCGACGGAACGATGCGGGCCACGAGTCCCGGATCGACCGATATCAACACGCTGGACAATGCCGAGGCTGAATACAAGCCGGATACGCTCTATCGCGTCATTCCGGCCGGCGGCGTGTTGTTGGCGTTCGGATCATCGTCGATTGAGGTATGGGGCGGTTCGGTCAATGATCCTCCCGGATTTCCGTTCTCGAAAATGCAGGGCATTGATCGCGGCTTGATCGGGCCGAATGCGCTGTCGGGTCATCAAGACGGTTTTGGTGGCGGGATCATCTTCGTTGGCGACGATGACGGCGTTTATCAGTTCGCAAGCGGATCACCGACAAAGATCAGCCCTCCTGATCTTGACCGCCTGATTCAGAAGGTCGCGGACAAATTGACGATTGAAGTCATGACCTATGCGAGCCGGGGCCATCTGTTGGCCGTGGTGCAGTGCGCTGATTGGTCATGGCTGTTCGATCTGAATACGCAGAAATGGCACATCAAGCGTAGTTATCTGCGCTCGAACTGGCGCGCCACGCAGGCGGTGCAGGCATTTGGTAAGTGGATCGTCGGTGATCGGGTGACGGGGCAGCTTGGCGCGGTCAACTCGGACGCGAAAACGGAATTGGGCGAGCCGCTGCGGTTCAGCGTTGAAACAGGACCGCAAAAGAATTTCCCGATGCGAATGCGCGTCAAATGGGTTCATGTCTTTGCGACGGTTGGCGCTGGTATGGCGACGGGCGCGGAGCCGATTGAAACCGATCCCACACTGGAGATTGAGTTTTCCGGCGATGGTGGCCTGACGTGGACCATCCCGCGTCAATGCAAGATCGGGCGTCAGGCGGTTGGCCGGCAATCGATCAGTGCCAACAACTTCGGCCGTGCAACAGGACAGGGCGCGCGCTGGCGGTTTTCCGTGGCCGATCCTGTTGACGTTTCGATCATGGGGGCCGCGATGGACGCGCGGGAACTGCGAGCGTGAGCGCCAATTTCCGTCCGATGCCATCGGCTCAAACGCCGGTCGTCAAGCCTGATGGAACGCTGAGCGAATATGAATATTGGTTCGGGCTCGATAAGGCGGCGCGCCAAGGTCAGGGCGGCGGTGATGTTCCTTCGTCGCGGACGATTGCGGCAGGTGCCGGGCTAACTGGCGGGGGCGACTTATCCCAAGATCGCGCATTGTCGGTTCAGTTTGGCACTACGGCTGGCACCGTCGCGCAGGGTAACGACAGCAGAATCGCTGGAGCGGCGCAGACGAGTGATCTTGGATCGGCCGCGTTCGACGACACTTCTTCATTCGCGCCTTTCTCGCACGTTGGAGCAGGCGGAGCTGCGCACGCTAATGTAGTGGCTGCGGGCGCTGCCGGCTTTATGTCCGGATCGGATAAGACGAAGCTGGATGGTATCGCGAGCGGCGCGACTGTCACGAATGCTTCAACGGTAACCTCAGCGATCAACGGCACGACCCCGAAGGGTTCGCTGGTAGATGCGGACGAATTACCGGTCATGAATAGCGCGGCCTCTTTTGGCCTCGCTCGCGCGACTTGGGCAACGTTCAAGTCGGTACTCAAGACATACTTCGACACGCTGTATCTTTCCTCAACGGTCTCGCGGCGAGAGGTCCTGATCGCCGCCAGAACCTATTACGTCAGGACGGATGGCAACAACAGCAACAACGGCCTGAGTAATACGTCTGGCGGG